GACATTATTATTTTCCCATAATTTCTGGATAAAGGTCTGCTCTTCAACATTATTCAATGATTTCAGTATCTTACCCTCTTTTGATGTATCTATGAATAAAAGAACAACAAAATCATACCCACAAGCAGTATATACCACGGCTTGACCAAAGCCGTCCCTTATAGCATTTCCATTTTCACCCCTTTTGATTTCAACAGCAATCTTCAAATTGTCATCATAATGAAAAACAAAATCAGGTCTGTGTGACGTACCAAAGAACAATGAATTGTTTATTGTGGTGCATACATTGCCTTCCCACAATAAATTTTCTTTTGCTCTATGTTTAGCGGTCTCTGGTTTGAGTTTATTATAATCCTCATAAATTTTTGATATTTCAGTCAACAAATATGGATATTGTGCTGTCTTGATTTTATCCTCCATCTGTGTTTTATATGGTGCTGTTTTGAATACCTCTGGTGTTTTCAACTGCTCCATAATTCTCTGAACAATTTTAGTTCTCTTTTCACTTTTTGTTGCTAACATCTTATAATTCATCCTCCTTTCTAAAAAATATATTTACTGTATTTTTACTACTTTTCATCTGATTCTTTACATAATCTATTCTTGCTTTTGCTATTTCAACATATTCCGCTTCACGTTCAATCAAGATTGCGTTGCGGTTTAAATTCTTACAGGCAATTCCGGTTGTTCCCGAACCAGCAAAGGGGTCAAGAACCGTCTGCCCTTCTCTTGAAACTAATTTGACAAGGTATTCCATTAGGGCGATAGGTTTGACGGTGGGATGGTAATTTGCTCTAGGTAAAACACTGCCGCCATTAGCGTAAGGATTTGTTGAATTTCCGTGTTCTTCGCTACCCGACAACCCCTTACTACCTTCTTTTCTTCCCGTTAATTCTGCCGCTGTTTTTACAGGCAACCCCTCGCACCCTCTATTCCGTTCAGCTTTTGAAGCCTTTGGGCAGTAGAAGAAGCGGGCGGCTGAACCGGAATCGCCATAATTATCAATAGCGTCAACGCCATCACCGGGTGAGCTATTGCACCACCCTTTATTACGTTCTCTTTTTTTGTTTGTGAATTTTCCACCACCTGTCATCGGAAACAGCTCTAACACTTCTTGCGAACCGTCGTGAATAAGGTTGGCAGGGAAACGGCCTTGTGGGGATGTTACTTTATTTTCACCATAAACTTTTTCTTCGGTAAATTGATTTGAAGCGAAAACTCTTTTGGCACTTCCTGACGGTGGGTTTTCGCCATTCAATTCCACCCGACACCCGTCAATATTTATACCGCCCGTTCCCCATTTTAAGCAGTTCTCGGCAACCGATAACCCCTTCTCAATAGGCTTGCGGGCAAGAGTAATAGGTTCAAGAGCTGGTTTTAAAGCTGTTCCCCAACCTTCAAATTCGGAAGTGACTTTGGTAATCTCAAATACTTTTCCACTACCATCCATGTAGCCAATGCCAGTATCGCCTTTTTCGTGGTTGTTTAATTTACTTGGTTGTGCACCACTTCCATTATTTGAAATTCCAACAACTTCCCTCTCATTCCCCTGCAACTTATCCATGGCCTTTCCTATGGATAAACTTTTAGGGAATCCACTATTTCCAGTAATGAATATTTTTCCATTTCTTCTTGCAACAAATGATCCTGTTGGAACTTCTACACACCAAACATTTCCATTATATTCAATTTCTCTAATTGTTGCGTTTGTCCTTCGTATTTTTTGTGTTCCGCATTTGTATTGAATAACATTAGATTTTCCAATCTGTTGTCTGTTGCATCGTGATTGATATGATGGACACATTCGGTTCTCAATAATGGTCTCTTTATTTGTTTTGCTATTAATAGTCTGTGTTCCATTACATATCCGTCCTTTCTCGCCATTGATATGTATTCTTCCGGGCATCTGACATATTTTATTTTCTGATTTGTATATAACCCCTTCCGCCTGTGATATGTTACACCACCCTTCCATGCTGGATTCGTTTCGCCAGTCATTCGTTCTTTGAGGCGTATTTCGCTTTCCGGTTTCCAATTTTGGCGACCTTTGTGAGCATGTGTTTTCCACTCTTGACCTCTGTAAAATCCGTTGCATTTTTTTGAACAAGTATGAATTTTTGATTTTTTTGTATGGCATGTGGGTATTTGAAAAGATTTCCCACATACAGGACAAATCAAATTTGTTTTCTTCTGTTTTTCTAATGGTATTGATGATTTCCCCTTTTTTCTCAAACTTATTTTTTTGCCCCTGCACTCGTTTGAGCAAGTCGTGTTTCGTAATGCTTGTGCACGATCTAAAGTCATAAATGGTTTCTGGCAAATCGTACAAACTTTCCAAAAAGGGTATATTCTCTTTTGTTTCAAGTTCTTCTGCACACTTGAATATCTTTCTTCCGTTTCGTTCAACAATGACACGATGGTTTCTGGAGACGATTTGGTCTGTATAATCTGATTGAATATTGTAAGCGGTATGCTTGTTTTCATAAATAAAACTCCTCAAAGGTTTATTGAAACTAAATTCATCTTTGTCAATATCATAACATAATATGGTATCATTATTTATGTTTTTATGGTAAAGTTTCCACCCCTCTGTAGTCAATATTTCTGTGTCCTCTGATAAACATCCATAAACCCAAGCAATCATGTCCCTTATCTCAAACCCTGCGTCCTCTATATTAACCGCCATTCTGTGCTGTGTCCTCGTACCAGCAAACGAAAGCAAGTGACCACCAGGCTTTAAGACCCTATAACATTCACGCCATATTTCAACGCTAGGTACGTCATAATCCCACTTCTTACCCATGAAGCTAAGACCGTAAGGCGGGTCTGTTACAATAGCATCAACTGAATTATCAGGTATTGTTTTTAATACCTCTATATTATCACCTAAATATATTTTCATTTTCTCCCTTTTCTTTCATTTTCTTTTACTGCAATACATAATTCACGACATAATCTGTCTATATGACTTTCTTTATATTTTGGCTGAACAATTGTAAATGGTTCTCTTGTACAATCATCTACTATCTCACAATCTTCTTTCCATATACCCATTTGAAGATGTTTTGCCTTTTTCAAATGTTTCAATGCTTTTGGTGTCAAAAAATACATATCTGGTTGATTTTCATCTTCTCTGACCTCAAAAACATGATTCTTCTTTTTCTTATACCACATATTCTCATCTGTTATTCGCTTGATTTGAACATATATTGGTTTATATTTCACTAGCAGAGTTTACCCCCATGCCTATAAGGTCGTTGTAGATTGATTTTATGTTTCTTGTTTATCTCATCAACTATATCAATACCGAGATATTCACACATATCCCATATTCTTATGACTGCATCAGCAAGTTCTTCACCAACACTATGGGGCTCTCCTTCTTTAACATTATTTCTATATGCTTCTAATGCTTCTGAAATCTCTGAATGAACAAGACATAACAATTCTGGAATATTCCTTTCATTATCCCACCAACCTTTTTCTTTTGCATATTCATGTACTTCTTTTGGGCTAACTAATTTTAACATTTTTCCATCCTCCTAAATATTTATTTTTCCACATCCACCAATTCCATAACATGAGGTGGTATGAAACTATTTTCATCCAGTTCTTTCCTTTCTTCTGATGACATTTTATCCCAACACTGCCAGCAAAAATATACATAATCAAAACAACTTCCCTCTGGAACATTAGGAAGATAAGCAACAGTATTATCATCCCTTATAAAATTCAGACACCTATCACAACGTAATACTTGTAGCATTATTCTTCCTCTGATTTTTCTCTTTCAACCAATTCCCTTGTTTTCATCGGAGGCATTGGAGGCATTTCTCTAATCTCAATCACATAATTTTGCTTGAAAAAATGTAAAACATTGAGTATCTCACCCTCAACAGCATCATTGAAGTCCTCACTCAAATAATCACCATATCCATATATCTGGAGCAATAATTCACACGCTTCTCCCATTTCATCATTACACAGTTCGGCGTAATCTTTCAATTCATCCAGTTCTTTTTGTCCTATTAAACTCATATATCACCCCTTATCGTTTATTGTCCTACCTTTTGTGTTGTACATCTTCAGTAATGTTTCTTTTTGTTTCTGAAGTTGTAATAAATCTTTTGCATCCTTCTGAGCACACATCAATACATCAATCAGAGAGGTGACTTGATTTGCGTTCAATGTTTCCGTTTCATCATTTATTGATATAACAACATTACCACTTTCATCAATTTTTACTCTTAATCCTTCTCCCATGTTTCTCCTTTCATTATCTTTATCTTCTAGACCTTCTACCCCTACTTTGTTGAACAGGGTCTGCTTGGACTTCTGCCATTTTTCGAGTATCATTGGATATTGTGGCATCTTCCATCCATTGGTCAACTTCTGAGCTATCATACATCTTTAAGTTACGTTGGTCAAAATAAAATTTATCAACGACACCAACCCTGCCTCCAAGACGATTTTTAACTATCTTGTAAAACAATTCACTTTCATATACTGCTTTATCCTCACCAGAACCAAATATAGCCACAAAATCCGCTGTAGCAGCCACACCAATACTCTCTGAAATATATGTAAAATCAACCTCATCAAATGTAATATTCATACCCTCTCTATTCAACTGACTGACTGATACAACTGGAATCTTGAACTCATACGACATCGCTCTCAATTCCTCTGATATATTCTTCACATCACTATACATATCACCTTTAGTCTTGTATTGTGATTTCATCAAATTAAGATAATCACACACAAACTCATGTATAACAATACCACGTATTCTTAACTCTCTTATATATCTTCTATAGTCATCCACAGTTGCTTTTCCTGTGGGATATTGTTTGATATATAGATTTCCACGACCCTCTTGTGCTTTTAACTCACCCAATTTCTTGATAAGTTTTAGTTTCATAGACTTTTCTCTATAAATTCTATTGATGTCTAATAAAGAAAAGATGGAATCAAATCTCTGTGAAAAGGCATCCTCTGACATTTCCAATGAAGCCAATACAATATTTTTACCCATCATTACTTGTCTGGCACATAAATTCGCTAGAAATGTCGAGTTGTGTGACAATATACCATTAGCATAATAATGATGATAATCCTTCAAGCTAACATCATACATTTCCTCATACTGACCAGTAGCAAATACATCAAATACCTTATCTATCCCATATTCACAAATAATTTCATCACCTATTTTCAATTCGTCTGCAGTTATGGTATTATGATTTTTATTGATTAGAGCATGTCTGTCAGCACATTCTAATTCATTACCGGATTC